TTAAAAGAGAAAACTCAGGGCGGCAATAAATTATAAAATCTATCACCGCCCTTACGTTGGAATGTTCACATCAGTAAGTCCACACAAACTGGTGCATGATATTCCACTTCATTATACTGTTGTAAAACAGTCTTTAATGTTAGTTACGAGGAAGGTAACATTAAAAATTAGTCAGATTATTTTATGCGCCATCTGACCATTGGCGCATTTGCTCAACCCTCAAAAAGGAATATCGTCGTCAACAGGCTTTGCCTTCTTTGGTGCGGCGGCAGGAACATCAACCTTGCCAACTTTGGGCGAGACTGAAGCAATCCAGTTGCCAGAGGATTTATCGCCTTTTTCGTTTTTCATCTCCCAAATCTTCGTCAAAATAATCATAGGTTTATTGGTAAATGCCCCAAGTGATTCATCTGTAGGATCCCGACCCGCAGCCTTCAACTTGCCGCCCGTATTCGCGTCAATGGTTGACAACATTTTTAATGCCGTATCACGCTTTTTAACGGGGTCTTTAGCGCGTGGGTCTGGATGCGTTGAAAACACCCACAATTTCTGAAACACCTTGCGGTTTTTATATTCAACAGGCTGCAATGCAGACCAGCGAAGCGAAACAAACTTATTTCCTTCACGATCCGTGTTGATCTTAGCTTCATCAATCACAGCTACAAGGCTCGTATTGTTTGGAATAGGCTCAAGATTTCCGCCCTCCATTTCAAACGAAGTTGTAGATTGTACTTCTTCGCCTGTGCTCAATTCCCAGAAATCACTCATTTTCTTCCCCTCACTTCAAAACTGAAATATAATCAACAAGCGGATTTTTGCCCGCCTCAACAATCAATGGCTCCGTAATGCCATAACGGTTTTTGCTCACATTAGCCGCAGTTGCATATGCAATCAGAACACGAGTTCCGTCCGAAATTGCCTTTTTGCGTTCTCCATCACCTGTTGTGAATGTTTCCAGCTTCAAAAAGCCAACAAGATCAACATCATCCACATACGCGGGCATTGATTTATCGTGCATACGCAAGGTGTAGCGCATATATGCGTCATCATCTGGCGGCTCGATACGGCTAGTCTCAGCATGAGCAATGAATACCGTATGCATACCCTTACGATCCGACAGCAAACCAGCGGCTTTACGCAAACGCTGGTGCAATCCAGACACCGCATCTCGGCCAGCGCCGTAGCCGCCAAGAGCCTGCTGAATGCCACGGGGCTTCTTAGGATCAGTGTCCACTACATACTGAGTGAACATACGTTCCAGCGCCGTCACGCTATCAATTACAAGCGTCTGATAATCATGATCCTCATTTAATAGTGCTTTAACCTGCTCCCAAAGCTGGTCAACGGATGACAATACAGGAAACGCCTCTGGGCGATCTTCCTCTGGAATGGCCTGCAAACCATCCTCGGCGCGAATAAAAATAGGATTAGGAAACGTGGCCGCCAGTGTTGTCTTGCCCCTACCGCCGTCACCGTATAACGTAATAATGACTGGACGATTTTTTGGCTTATTAATATTTGCTAATTCACTCATTGAGTAACTCCTTCTTCTCTCAACGAACTTGACACTAATGGCGTTTCGTTGCATTGTCAACATACGAATTGTCATGAATGGAACATTTTAAATGGAATCTCCCTCAGATATTATCCGTCAGACTTATGACGAGCAGCTTGAGCGAATTAAAATAGCGTTAGCTGACAGGAACTTAGCTAAAGTTGCCAAGCAAACAATGCTGCATGAAAACACTGTGCGATCCATAGCTAACGGATCAAATAAAATGCCGTCAATTACGACCATTGATGCTTTGGCAGGATATTTATTCAAATGAATTACAAAGATTTTTGGGAGGCGGGCTACCGCGTAATCGGCCTAAACAAAATAATAAAAAACAATTTATGTTCATGTGGGCAAGCCGGATGCAAAGCCATCGGCAAGCATCCCATCGCATCAAATTGGCAATACGCGCCCCTTTGGTCTGAGGAACAGATCGAGACAATGGAGGCAACGGATCAATTCGCCACCGGATACGGCGTTCTGGTCAAGGGCTTGCTTGTCATTGACGTGGACGCCCGCAATGGCGGCGTTGAGTCTTACCAGCGCCTCATTGAGCAATTTCCCGACATTACAGGCGCGGGCATGATTGTCGAGACAGGATCAGGCGGCGGGTCAAAACACCTCTACTATACTGCCCCAGAGGGTTTGGCTTTGCTCCAGCACTTGCCGGATTATAAGGGCATCGACTTTAAGTCATCCGGCTTCGTGGTCGGTCCAGGATCGCTGCACGTCTCAGGCAACCATTATAAATGCGTTTATGGCTCGCCCAGCGACATCGAGGCCGCACCTACTGCATTGTTGGATGCACTACGTAAACCAGAGCGCCACCGCGCTGAATATAACGGACAGACGTTCGACGTGTCGGTGAGAGAACTTGAGGATATGCTGTCCTATATTGACCCAGATGTGGCGCATGAAATCTGGATTAAATGCGGCATGGCGATTCATCATGCCACGGGCGGGACAGGTTTTGCAATCTGGGACGCTTGGTCAGCCAAGGGCACGAAATACCCGTCCAGCGAGGAGCTTGCAAAGCGCTGGCACTCGTTAGGTAAGTCCGCTAATCCTGTGACGTTGGGTACGTTGGTTCATTATGCGGAGGCCGCTGGCTGGACACGGGCGGTAACGTTTGAGCCGAATGAGCCTATGGACTTTCCAGAGGGTGATAATGCAGACATTGACATTCGCGGCATCGACTTGAAGCGCCCCCCTGGATTCGTTGGTGAAGTATCCCAGTGGATTCACGACCAATGTTTTTCGTACCGCGAGAATATTGCTGTAGGGGCTGCACTTGTAGCAATGGGAAACATTGTCGGATTAAAATATCGAGAGACAATGCGAAACACTACAGCTAACTTGATTGTTTTTTGCGTGGCAGCCTCTGGCACCGGCAAGGAATCAATTTTGCAAGCTGCAATGAATGTCGTGAAGGTTTCGGGATTAAATAGAGCAGCGCACGGCGCAATCAAGTCGGAGCAGGAAATCGTCCGTAACCTGATTGATCACCAAGCCTCGTTTTATATGATTGACGAAATCGGCTACCTGCTCAACAAGATCAAGAATGCCCAGACCAAGGGTACCGCATCTTATCTTGAAGGCGTAATTGGCATCATAATGTCGATTTATTCCAAAGCGAATGGCGATTTGCTCATTTCAGGCGATGTTCGCAAAGAAATTCGCAAGGGAATTTTGCAGGAAATTGCTCAGATAGAGCGTCAGTTAGAAAATGGTTCTAATCCGATATTTGAACTCAAACTTCAACAGCGTGAGGCTGCATTGACATCCATCGAGAATGGCATTGTTAATCCATTTATATCGTTGCTTGGCTTTACGACCGATACAAACTTTGACAAAATAGTGGATTATGAAAACACGGCCAATGGTTTTATCGGGCGTAGTTTGATTTTTGCTGAGACAAAGTCTGTCCCCAAAGAGAAAGAAAATTTTGAGCCTCGACCTATGCCAGAGAAGATGCAGAATACGCTGGTTGATCTATACCAAGCCGGATCGTTTAGTGTTATTCAAAATGACCGCATAGAGAATTACGGGGATAAAATTGAAATACCAACCACAGATGACGGCAAGGCTTTGTTGAAAAAGGTCATGCGGATCATGCACGAGCAAGCCGAATATCATTCCGAAAAGTCTGGCATGGAGGCAATCTGGCTGCGCTCTCGTGAACAAATTGCCAAGGTATCATTTATTCTTGCAGTGCCGGAAGGTATCCGTACAGTTGAGCATATACGCTGGGCTTACGCACTTATTCGTAAAGATATTGAATATAAGATCAATTTGGTTATTGGCAATGACCGCCAGAAGGACGAGCCAAAGACCGCGCTACTGTCCAGTTTGGACAATGTTTTATCAGGCGATGACGGCGAGACGCTTGGCGTCATACTTAACAAATTGCGTAAATATAAAAAGGAGGATGTGGAGGCTGCATTAACCATGTTGGTAGATAGAAAAATGGTTACACTGGAAACAAATATTCACCCCAAACGCAAAATTACAATTAAACGGTACAGGAAAGTTAAGAAATGAGATACGAAGATAGATTTATTCCAGATGTTGTGTGGAAGATTATAACCGATACAAGCGCAAGACGGAGAGTGAAAATTGATCATGTCATGAGTGCATCCAGGCTTCCTGAATTGGTTGAGACACGGCGGCAAATATCAAAGAAGCTGCGTGAGATTTTAAATGAAGATGGAACAAATGTTTACAGCTATCCAACTATCGGTAAATTCTTTAATAGAGATCACTCAGGAATTTATTATATGCTGCACCCGCAGTGCCGTGGAACAAGGTCAAAAAAATGAAAAACACGCCTATTAAATACAAAAAAAACCCGCCGATTTATTGGGAAATGGAAGTTGGTGATGTTCGCGTTGTCACCCATAAAGAAGCGCTAGCCGCGCATCGGTGGGGGCTTCGACGGGAAATAAAATTCAGTCGAGACAAGCGCCCCCATGAGGGAAAATATTTAATTACGAGGATGTCATAATGAAATTAACTGACGAACAAATTGCTGCAATTAAAATTGATCGACGCCCATTAAAGATCGTTGCCCATGATTACAGCATCTCGCAATCTTATGCCCAGAAGATTCGTGGCGGTAAGGAAATTCCGCAATATGCTGAGACCATGAAACGCCTTAAGGAATTGGAATATCAGGTGTCGCGCATTAAGGAATTAGAGTATCGGATTAAGATATTAGAGGGGAAGGTATGACCGACGCCATAAAGCACGATGGTGATAAGCCGCGCCTTGATTTGCTGGATAGATGCTTCTTAGAAGAAACAGCGCTCGTGCTTGGCTTTGGGGCTGATAAGTATGCGCCACACAATTATAAAAAAGGCTTGGCTTATACCAGGCTAATAGCCGCGGCTATGCGGCACATTGTGGCTTTTAATGATGGCGAGGATGTTGATCCAGAAAGCGGATTGTCACATCTCGCCCATGCCGCATGTTGCCTGCAATTTTTAATGTGGATGAAAAAAAATCGTACCGATATGGATGATCGGCACTTGACGCTAATCTAAGGATGTGCGATAAAGATGACGTTGCAGCGGGGGCTGCACTAAATGGAGAATAAAACAATGATCGCATATTTTCACAGAGCCGCTGGCAACAAGTTCATCCTAACAATCTGCACTGAGCCTTGCAACGGTCAGGAATTTAACCAGAGCGAAAAGATTGTGGTTGCTAATAAGAAAGAAGCCAAGACAATCTGCAAGGATCGCGGTGTTCAACCTTGGAACTTTTAATTTTAACGGGGGCGAAAGCCCCCACTCATTCAATGGAGAATGTAAAATGGTTTACTCATATGAAACAGTTATTCTTCTGGATGGACAAGAAATTGATGTCTCCGTTGAATATCGTGCAGACAAGCCATACGACCAGACATGGGATGAGCCAGCATATGCTGGAGAGGTTTATTCTGTATCAATGCGGATTGGCAATGTTTCAGTTACCGGACCACTAATGGACATCCTTTTCGATAATCTCGACCATGAATATATGATCGACAACGCATTCGGGGGGCGCTAATATGTTGCAACATAAAATAGCATTTACATCTACCGGAACAATCAGGGCAGAGTTCGGAAGAATATCACAGGCATCATTTTTGGAAATTACTAATCCTGCTTACAAAAAAGATGAAGACCCAGTGACAATTTTCTTCCCATTAGAATATGCCGATAAAATTGAGCGCATCGCCGCTGCAATCAATGAAATCATGGGGGAAACCCCATGAATACCATCATCGAGGGGTTTTGCGTTCTAGGGTTTTTTTTCGGTGGGTTATTTATTTACTGCATTGTATGCCCGCCAGAGCCAACACATAAACATCACACGGAGACACATTATGCTCGTATCAATGGATAAAATTTACAAAACTAAATTATGCAACAGCGGCCTGTGTCCGTCCTCTACGACGTGCCGCAGACACCCAGACAGCGGTGCAATAGCCGATGCGAAATA